CTTCCTCGTGACGATGGTTCCCAGCAGGACGCTTGGAAAAAGCGCAGCCTTGGCAACACCATCTGGGCCATTGAGCAGAGCAACCCCGGATACACTTGGGATTGGGACGAGAAGGGTCTAAAGGGCAAGAAGATTGGCCTTGTCTATCGCAACCGCGAATGGGAGATGGATGGTCGTTCCGGGTGGACTACTGAGGCCGGGACCGCTGAGTCCGTCGATAATATCCGCGCAGGGAAGTTCAAGCCCCTTAAGGACAAGCCACTCCCTGATGGGCCGGTGAACAGCGGGGAGTCCTATGCTTCGGCGGAATCGGAATCTGACCTTCCGTTCTGATACCCGTGTTTCATCAAATCCATTGAGGAAGGGGTGAGATTGTAGACCCGTTTGAGATGGATGAATGTCTCTCCAAGATGACCTACGTTATCGACAGTCGGGAGCAACCTACGGAGAAGTTGAAAACCCGCATGGCATTCCTAACACCGTTCGTGCGGGAGACGGTCAATGCCGGGGACTACACGGCAAAGACGATGCTTCCGAGCGGGGAGTGGTTTTACGTTCCCGCTGCTGTCGAACGGAAGATGAATCTTGGGGAGATTGCAGGAAATTTCTGCGGGGCAAGAGAGAGGTTTAGAGCCGAATTTAACCGTGCCAGCGAACACGGAATTCGGCTCTATATCTTGATAGAAGATTCTTCTTGGGAAGCGGCATACAACGGTCACTACCGCTCCAAAATGTCACCGCAGAGCATGATTGCCTCATTGCTTACATGGAGTGCAAGGTATGGAAGTCCTATCCTCATGTGCCGAAAACCAGAGACGGCAGGGATGTTGATACGGGACATCCTGCACTATGAGATGCGAGAGGCACTTCAGAAAAAGATTGAATGAAGGGAGAAGGGGGATGAATCAGTCAAGACTGAACGAACTGTCGGTCATTGGCAGTTTGCTGATAAGCCCGGAAGTCCTGCCGATGGTGGAACAGTCTGGGCTTTCCCCCGAAAGCTTTTATGAATACGACTGCCGTCATGTCTACCAGACGATACTTAACATGCGTGATGACGGCAAGGATTACAGCGACGTTGCCCTCATAGGGGCCGAGGCCGCGAAGAGTGGGCAGGACTACGTTGCGTTCCTGTCGGAAGCAATGCAGACCGTACCATCAGCGGCGAATGTTCTTGACTATTGCGCTTTGGTTCTGGACGAAAGTAAGCGTAGAAGTCTAAACTTCCTACTCCATGAGGCAGCGTTTGACAGCGAGGTAGGGGACTGGCACAGGGTAGCGGAGCAAGTCTCCACCGGGATACAGGACATTGGCAACAGCGTTGAGTCTGGACTGATGGACTGTAAGAGTCTGACGGGCAGCTTTCGCAAATACTACGCCTTAACCAAGGAAGACCCCAGCAAGGCATACTGCCCCACGGGTATAGAGGACTTGGACTTGCAACTTGGGGGTGGGATGTTCCGCTCAGAGATGTACGTCTTAGGTGCAAGGCCGGGAATGGGCAAGACAACCTTCGCAATCAACCTTGCCGAGAGTGTGGTGCGCATGAACAAGGCTGTGCTGTTTGTAAGCCTTGAAATGACAGCAGACCAAATTATGGCAAAGCGGATAGCGATAGAGTCTGGGCTGAGTTATAACGCGATCCTAACCGGCAGGATTCCCAGCTATGATGAAGACAAGCTTGAAGACGCTATCAAACGGATAGAGCCGCGCAAGTTCTTCCTCACTACCAAGAGCGGATTGACTGTGGCGGAGATAGGGAGACTGGCCCGACAGGTGAAGGACTTAGCTCTCATCATCATCGACTATCTGGGTCTTATTTCACCGGGTGAGGAATTGATGAACAAGACCCGGTACGAACAGATGACCTGTATCTCAGCGGCAGTTAAGGCAATGGCAAAGAATCTGAACGTGCCTGTGCTGGCCTTGTCTCAGCTTAACCGCGAGAACGCAAGCAGACAGGACAAGCGTCCTTCCATGTCAGACCTTCGTGACTCTGGAGCGATAGAGCAGGACGCTGGTGGTATCATCCTTCTCCACCGCAATTCCTACTACGAGCCGGGGACAGCAAGTGAGGAAGACATTGAGCTTAACGTCGCCAAGAACAGGCACAGTTCGCCGGGTGTGGTTACAATGACATGGACGGGGCAGACGGGTAGAACAACACAAAAACAATCTGAGAGATTCCAGCCTGTTCCCGACACAATTCTGAATGCAGAGGAGTTGCCGTTTTAATGGGATACACGTTGTCTGAAATTAAGGTGGCAGCTTTCAACCAGACTGAGTTGCCAGACATGACTCAGAAGGAGCGGTATCTGTATCAGGGTTTAGGGTACTGCTATGAGTGGTATAGATGCCACCCGGAAGACAAAGAGGAATGTGACAAACTTTCCAAGCATTACATCAACTATTTTGGATTTGGAGTAGGGGGTTTTAGTGACGATAAAAGATAGCGGAGAAAGAACCACGTTTGAGACTGGAGCCGTGCGGGATATGCATGAGGGGAAAGGTCGGTGTGACCTTCTCCCCATGTGCGTACTGCTCCGACTGGCGCGGCATTATGAAGAAGGGGCCAGAAAGTACGACGATAGGAATTGGGAGAAAGGGATCCCTGCCCACAGTTTCGCGGACTCTGCCCTTCGGCACATGTTCAAGTATCTGGACGGGTGGAACGATGAAGACCATCTGATAGCGGCGATTTGGAACCTGTGCGGCCTTGCATGGACAGAAGAAAAGCATTCGGAACTGATGGACATCCCTGCCGTTAGGAAAGCATGGGTAGAGGCAGCGGAGTACAACCGGCTTAGAGACGAGGCGGAGCGAGTATGAATGAGAAACGAATGTTTGGCCTTAACGTCCTCATTACTGTCGCTGACGCAGTTGTATGTATCACCTGCATCGTGGCCCTATATCTTACCGCAGTTCACTTTGAGAAGTGGTGGATTACCATGTTCGGGTTCATCGCTTTAAGCCTGTACAGCCAGCATAAAATCATTCTGACAATCCCGAAAGAAGGTGAAGAAGATGGATGAAGCACCGAAGAAACGTGGAAGGCCCAAAGGGGCGAAGGACAAGAAACCCAGAAAGCACAGTCCCGACAATCCGGGGCCGGGGTTGTATCTTACTGACCCCGCAACGGGTCTGGTGGTAGCGAACAACGGATTGCAGAGTCAAATCATCTCCCGCATGGGTGACGAGCGAGTGACCGCATTCGTTCAGTATCACATGGACTGTCTCAAGATGCGGGAAGGGTGCAACAAGAAAGATGTACCCGACCTGTACAATCGGTTCTATCGTTATCTGATGTACTGTGCCGAGCATGGTGTTGTCCCTAACAATATGAACGCTTACCTTGCAATCGGTATCACAAGGTTTGATGTGTCTCATTGGAAGTCCGGGATTGGCGGGAGTCCAGAACACCGGGAGTTCGCCCAGACGATTACTGATTTCTTCGCCTCTGTTCATGAACAGGCCGCGACGGATGGTGTCATGAACCCGATAAGTGCGATGTTCTGGCAGAAGACGCACGACGGGTTTGTGGAAGCATCCAAGCTGGAGGTCATCAACACCGACCCGCTTGGAGACAAGCAAAGTGCGGAGCAGATAGCGGCGAAGTACGTCGATGTCAAACTTCCCGACTAAGGAGATGTGTAAATGCTGACACCTGTTAAAGCAATCCGGGCTAAGTGTCTGGATTGCATGTGTGACCAGATTGCAGAAGTCCGACGTTGCCCCTGTGAGGACTGTCCTCTGTACCCGTATCGCATGGGTCACAACCCCAACTGCAAGCGCAAGAAGGAAACAGAGGACACAGACACGCAGGATTTTTGAAAAAGTGGCATTAGGAACGGTGAAAAATTGTACAAATGGGGTTGGGGAGTATATTTACATTCCCAAAACCAGACGAGCAAAAACACCGTTCCAGATGCCCATAAAACGAAAATTAGAGAAAGGTGGGTGAATATGAGCTTAAACTTGTGGATGTATGACCCGGAAATATGTGACGGGGATTTCTGCCCGATGGATTGCGATAGGTGCTACAGGACAGGGAACGGGATGCATGAGCCGATAGATGCCAATAGGATGGGATCGTACTGGCAAAGTATGTTTGCTGACTTCCGCAAAAGGTTCTGGGAAGAAAAGCAGAAGTTGAAATAAAATCGCCAGTAAATGCAGTTTTATTGCAGTTTCTGGTGAAAATATGAAAAGGGGGATGACGTTGCCGAAAGCAACAATGCTCAACATGAATGAGGTAGAAGACGTACAGGGTGTCTTGCTTACAAACGCAGAAGCGGGGTGTCTGTACTACCACTTGGAACTTTGTATCTTGGATGAAATCAGAACCACCGGCGAGGATTATGACAACATGGACTATCTTTGCAATCTCATTAACATCTATCAGAGATGCAAGGCTGTGGCAGAAGGGAGTAAGTAATGGCACAGGCAATCATTTGTGACCGCTGCGGTAGAGTAAGCCGCGCAGATATAACCGGGGCCAGATACCACATATTCGACGCAGGAAAGGAAACGAACTGCTATTCCAACATGCGCAACATGTGGAACGGGGAAAAGCTTGGAGAGTGTCTTGACCTTTGCAACTTCTGCGCGGAGAAACTTGCTAAGTGGGTAAGTATGGATGGGACTTGATAAAGCTATTGCTCACGGCAAAGAACACAGATTGCATGGTGAAGTTCGCTTCATCCGGGGCCGGTTGAAGTTCAGCGGATGCAAGCATTCCGCTCCATTCCCGTCCATGATCGTGGTGTTCGGCAAAAGGGCATAAAAAAAGAGCCGGGGTTTTGGCCCCGGCTCTTACTGCCTGAGTTCTATACTCGTCATGTTCTTAGTATGCTTGGCCTTGTTCAGTCTGGTTTCTGCTGTGTGAATCTGGTTGTTTAGAGTGATGATTCTTTTCTGGCATTTGATGTCTGTCTTGCTTCCCGGAACGGCTGCGGCCTGTTCTGCTTGCTCAATGTCCAGAAGAGCACACAGGTTGCCAAGTGTTTCCGTATAATGAGCTATGTCCTGCTCTGCCTGTTTCATCCTGTACTCAAGGTCAGCTATGCGGCGCTCATGCTTTGCAAGCTGCGCGGCCTGTCGTTCCTGTTCCTTTGCTTGCCGTTCCTGCTCCCGCAGAAGACGTTCATGCTCCCTCTGCTGTCGTTCCTGTTCTGCTGCCTGTCTCCGCTGTTCTCGTTCCAGTTCGCGCAAATGCTCCGCCTCTGCCCGTCCGATAGCATGGAGTCTGGCAAGCTCTGCCTGTACTCGTTCGTCGCGCTTGCGCTGCTCTGCTGCGGCTCGTTCGCGTTTGCTCAATCCAAACATTGTTGCTCCCTCTTTCATTCGTTCCCCTGTTCGGGGTGGT